TAAAGCACGGTTACCGCTCTGGCCTAGAAGATCGTATCTCCGACCAGTTAAAGAGTTTAGGTGTCCCATTCGAGTATGAGAAGCTCAAGTTAAAGTATGCAGTCAACGAAACGAGAACATACACACCCGACTTCAAAATTTCTAATGGCATCATAATCGAAAGTAAGGGTAGGTTTGTTGCTGCTGATCGTAAGAAACACTTATTGGTCAAGCAGCAGCATCCCCACCTTGACATCAGGTTTGTGTTCAGCAATAGTAAGGCTAAGATAAGCAAGGGGTCAAAGACTAGTTATGGTGACTGGTGCGACAAAAACGGTTTCTTGTATGATGACAAGTTAATCCCTGAGGGGTGGATAAATGAAACTTCTAAACAGAGTAAATGAAGCCACTGCTGCAAAGGGTAAGCCTTACACCGCAGAAGAGATCGACAAGCACGATAACGCAAGTCGTATCTGGGCTACTATTTACCAGTGTAAGGTAGAGGCTCAAGATGCCTACAAGAAAGGCTACGGGGATGCCCTCTGGGACACAAAGAGACTGTGACAATAAAGTCACACTATTGGAGTTAGACTAATATGACAGGTAAAACAGCAGTAGTCTTTAGCTGCGCACACACAGACCCGCAGGTTAGCAACGACAGGTTCGAGGTACTAGGCAAGTTCCTATACGACCTTAAACCTGATTATGTCGTTGACTTAGGGGATGGGGCCGATATGAAGTCCTTGAACTCCTATGACACACGCTATCCACAGGCTATCGTAAGTCAGTCCTACGAGAAGGATATTGAGGTGTACAATGACGCTATGGAGCGTATGCGTTGGCAGTTCAAGTATCATCGACGTAAACAACCAGCTTACTTTGGCTTTGAGGGGAACCACGAGAACCGTATCAAGAAGGCCCTTGCTCACGACCCACGACTAGAAGGGTCCAAGTATGGTATCTCATTCTCTCACTTGCAGACTAAGCATTGGTTCGATGAGTACCATGAGTATCACAATTCAGCCCCAGCTATTGCTGAGTATGATGGCGTGTCTTATGCTCATTACTTCAGCTCTGGTAACTACGGGACAGCACTAAGTGGTATGCACCATGCTAATTCACTGCTTGCCCTCAGGTTCAAGAGTTCTACTTGTGGTCACTCACATAAGCGTGACATGAAGTTCAAGGATGCTGCGGGTGCCATTGGTCTTGTGGCAGGTTGCTTCAAGGGTGCAGAAGAGGCTTGGGCTGGGCAGGCTAACTTAGACTGGTGGAAGGGTATTGTAATCAAGCGTAACATCTCTAATGGGGTTTATGACCCTGAGTTTGTATCTCTGAAGCGTTTGAGTGAACTATATGGGAAAGCGTAGTGATTACGAAAGACTTGAGCGTGATTACTATCCAACACCCATCCAAGCTGTAGAACCTCTGATCCCGCACTTGCCATACGCATTTGATTATGTAGAGCCTTGTGCTGGTGACGGTAGGTTAGTGGACCACATCACGGAGCTTACTGAGGGTCATGGGGAGTGCTTGTTCAAGTCTGACATTGAGCCACAAGCTCCTGACATCTTCAAGCATGATGCTCTCAGTCTGTACATGGGGGAACAGGGTGTCGTTGACTTCTGTATTACAAACCCACCTTGGGACAGAAAGTTCTTGCATCCGTTCATAGAACATTGGATAAACACTTGTCCGACTTGGTTGTTGTTCGATGCAGATTGGATGCACACTAGGCAGTCAGCTATTTACATGACCTATTGTGTTAAGGTAGTGTCTGTAGGACGGGTGAAGTGGATTGAAGGTAGTAAGAGCGTAGGGAAAGATAATTGCTGTTGGTATCTATTCGATGGGTATATGCCACCTAGCACATCAACAGAGTTTTACGGCAGGACCATGTGACCTGCGGCCAAAAGGAGGACGATGTGATTACACTAGAAGACATGGAAGCGATGGGCTATGCCTATTACAATAAGAAGGACGACAGCCCAACAATCCCAAAGATGGTAGATGAATTTGCCAAGACTATGGGTCAAGCTACTGACCCTGAATTGTCTGCCAACCTGATGCGGGAAGAGTACTATGAGTGGCACCATGAGTTCTTTAAGTCTGCCTCTGCGGTAAAAGAGCTAAAGGAGCTTGCTGACCTTACTTACGTCATCTTTGGTTATGCACGGTCAAGGGGCTGGGATTTGATGGAGGCTACCCTACGGGTCCATGAGAATAACATGGGTCGATGTGTTCAACCAGACGGGACCATCCAAAGACGGGCTGATGGCAAGATTATGAAGAACTTAGATTACCCTACTGTTGATCTGAGTGACCTTGTATGAGTTGGAACAATGCTATCCCAGCTTGGCTAGTAGCTGCTGATAGTGTTATAAACCAGTATGCAGAGGGTAGGCTTGACTACGACAGGGCTAAGGCTAAGTTAGAGGCACTAGGTGTCCCTGACACTATGATGAAACGACTAGATGAAACAAAGAAGAAAGAGCAATAAATGAGCAACCACCTTCCAACTGACTACCAATCCTTTATTCACAAATCACGCTATGCACGATGGCTTGATGAAGAAGGACGACGAGAGACTTGGTCTGAGACCGTAGAGCGGTACATGAATAACCTTGTGGACGGTAAGGTTGATGCTTCCACTGCCACAGACATTCAAGAGGCTATCCTTGGGCTTGAGGTCATGCCGAGTATGCGGGCCTTGATGACTGCTGGTACTGCCTTCAACCGTGACAACACAGCAGGCTACAACTGCTCTTACATGCCTGTAGACGATGTTAAGTCCTTTGACGAGGCTATGTTCATCCTGCTCTGTGGCACTGGTGTAGGCTTCTCTGTGGAGCGTCAGTTCATCAGCAAGCTGCCTGAGGTGCCAGAGGTTCTGTTCAAGAGTGCTACGACCATTGTAGTCAAGGACAGTAAAGAGGGTTGGGCTAAGGCACTGCGTCAAGTTATTGCACTGCTGTACTCAGGTGAGATTCCAAAGTGGGATGTATCTGCTGTCCGACCTGCTGGTGCAAAGTTGAAGACATTTGGTGGTCGTGCATCAGGCCCAGCGCCTCTCATTGACTTGTTCAACTTTGTCGTTCGTGTCTTTGCTGAAGCCAAGGGTCGCAAGCTCTCCTCTATTGAGTGCCACGACATCATGTGTAAGATCGGTGAGGTTGTTGTCGTAGGCGGTGTTCGTCGCTCTGCTATGATCTCCCTCAGCAACTTGTCAGATGACCGTATGCGCCATGCTAAGAGTGGCTCATGGTGGGAGAACGATCCACAGCGGGCATTGGCTAACAACTCTGTGTCCTACACTGAGAAGCCTGACAGCCTATCCTTTATGCGTGAGTGGATGGCTCTGGTAGAGAGTGGCTCTGGTGAGCGTGGTATCTTCAACCGTCAGGCATCAAAGAAGCAGGCAGCTAAGAATGGTCGGCGTGACCCTAACTATGAGTTCGGTACAAACCCTTGCTCAGAGATTATCCTTCGGCCTTATCAGTTCTGTAATCTGACGGAAGTAGTTGTCCGTGCAACAGACACGATTGAGAGCTTGGAGCGTAAGGTTCGTCTTGCCACTATCCTTGGTACTATTCAGTCTACTCACACCAAGTTCCCATACTTGCGTAAGATTTGGCAGAAGAACACTGACGAAGAGCGTCTGCTAGGTGTGTCCATTACTGGTATTATGGATAACCCTCTTATGACGACAAAGAACAGAGGGTTGGATAAAACCCTTGACCATCTTAAATCCATTGCTATTGCTACTAATTCTGAGTGGGCTGAACGTCTTGGTATCCCTGTTAGTGCTGCTATTACCTGTGTTAAACCCTCTGGGACCGTCTCTCAGTTGGTTGATAGTGCTTCTGGTATCCATGCTCGCCATAGTCCTTACTATATCCGGACTGTTCGTGGAGATGTTAAAGACCCTCTGACACAGTTCATGCGGGACCAAGGCATCCCTAATGAACCTGACGTGTTTAAGCCAGATCAGACTGTCGTGTTTAGTTTCCCAGTGAAAGCCCCTAACAAGGCTGTCGTTACATCTGATCTTACTGCTATCGAACAGCTTGAGATGTGGCTGGCCTATCAACGTCACTGGTGCGAACACAAGCCCTCCGTGACAATTAACGTCAAGAAGGATGAGTGGTTCGAGGTAGGTGCTTTTGTCTACAACCACTTTGATGAGATGTCAGGTGTGTCTTTCTTGCCCTTTAGTGAGCATACATACCAGCAGGCACCTTATCAGGATTGCGACAAAGAGACTTATGAAGATGCTCTTGCTATCATGCCTAAGTCCATCGACTGGTCTAAGCTGTCTGGGTATGAGGTTGAAGATAACACATCAGGATCACAGACCTTTGCTTGCGTAGGTTCTTGTGAGATCGTTGACTTGACCTAACTTATTACACCTGAGCGTGTACCTAAACTGCTCACCTATGTAACCTAAGGAGGCTGTTATGTTCACAGCACTAGCAATGATCTGCATGATGGACGGACCACCTAATTGTATGGCTGTCAGCAGTAGACTTATCTTTACCTCACTGGAAGACTGCGAGCGGGACATTGGGAGTGCTATGTTCTTTGCAGAATCACAGGGGCGCTATGTACAGAGGTACGAATGTTTTAACTGGGGAGAAGACGTTTAAGTAAATCCTACTACCTTCCCTAGCTCAACTGGATAGAGCAACTGACTTCTAATCAGTAGGTTGCAGGTTCGAGTCCTGCGGGAAGGACCAATAACTAGAGTAAGGTTTAGAGAAAGGCCATCTTCGCATGGACAATGGACCACCCAACAAGCAGACTAGGACACGCCGTAAGACTACCTACAAAGGTGCGTCAGAGGCTAAGACATCTGGCCTAGTCCCACGCACAGAGAAGCAAGGAGAGTTCCTAGCAGCCCTCAAGTCCTCTCGACAAGTGTTTGTGCTAGGTCCAGCGGGTACAGGTAAGACGTATATCACAGCTACATATGCTGCTGACCTGTATGTCACCAAACAGATTGACAAGATCGTTATTACACGACCCCATGTAGCTGTCGGTAAGGAGCTTGGGTTCCTCAAGGGTGACCTGACAGAGAAGACCATGCCTTGGGCCTTACCTGTCCTAGACGTACTGGAGAAGCATCTGGGTAAGGGGGCAGTGGAAACTGGTATCAAGAATGGCAATATAGAAATGGCTCCTCTAGCCCTTATGAGGGGTCGTTCCTTTGATGATGCCTTTATCATTGTCGATGAAACCCAGAACATCACGACCCATGAACTTAAGATGTTGTTGACAAGGGTAGGTGAGAACACTACTATTGTGCTTAATGGTGACGTACAACAGAGTGACCTTAAGGAAGCTGATGGATTGTCAAAAGTTATCCATCTAGCTAAGAAGTACCTGCTACCTGTACCCATCATTGAGTTTGGTGTAGAAGACATCGTAAGGTCAGACATCACAGCTATGTGGGTGAAGACCTTTCTCAAAGAGGGGCTTTAGGGTTTGGGTTCATACTACAACTACATATTAAGCAGGAACAAGAAGGAAAGGAACCTTATGGATAATGTGAACAGCCCATCGCACTATAACACAGGTGGTAAGATTGAGTGTATTGAGTATATCGAAGACTTCTTGTCAGAGGATGAATACATTGGATACCTCCGTGGGAATATAGCTAAGTACATGCACCGATGGCGATACAAGAGTGGGATCGAAGACATCCGAAAGGCTATCTGGTACACGACACGACTAGAGTTACTTATGCTGAAGAAGCAGAAGGGGGGCTAATGGAAATATACTGGGGTGCTTTAGCCATACACCTTCTTGTGACCTTGTACTTAGTCTGGCGAGTAGATACCTTCTACAAGATTGTTGGTATGCAAGTGGGTCTTAATCAATCGCTGACAGATTTTGCTACAGCTACTGTCGAAGAGGTAGAGGAACTACAGGACGACATCATTGATCTACAGGAAGACCTCATTGACATGCAGAATCAGGTTGATGAAATAACAAAAACCCCCGCTACCAGTTAAGGTAACGAGGGCTAATGAATGAGAGCGTGGGTGTCCTTAGTTGGATGCCTGCGCTTTTTTATTATCTACGACCAAATAAGTTTGAGAACCAGTTACCAATTTGACTAGGTGAAGGTAATTGCCAGAGGAATATGGACCAGACGACAAGGGCTATGACTAACCAAGGGGGTGTCTCATTGACAGTGACGACATCTACCTTATCAGAGGCTACCCTAGTGGTAACTACCCTTTGGTCAACCTTGTCTACATGAGAGTCTGACACACTAGGTGAGATATTATTTGTCGTTCCAATCGTCTGGGAGTTGGTCTTGCCTGCCTGTGTGTTGGCTGCTACGTTCGGTCCCCCGCCCGTTAGTAGGCTCAAAGGGCTTGCTCCGCAACTTACCGTAAGCATCAATACCAAAGGCAGCAGCAGCAAACGTAAAGATGGGCCATACAAGGACTTCAATGATAGTGACATCTTTTACCTCTACTATGTAGACCAACCAGATAAGTAAGGCTACAGCTACCTCCCTTTTAAATGACTTACGGACCACTATGGACCCCTCTCTAGGAACTCCCTGATACCTTTTATGTTCTCATCTATACGGGCCAACATGACAGCTTGGCTCTGTGCTACCACCTCTAGGTTCTGGGTTCTTACTTCCAACCTAGCAAGTTCGTTCTTGTTGTTAGCGACATCATTACTCAGTGTAGCCACGAACCAGATCAGTGCGACAGTCTGACACATGATTGCAAAGATAAACGTAATAGGGACACTCTTGTTTAGGTGCCAAGGTTCGTTGCTCATGGGTAAGTCTTTCGTGAGAGTTGGAAATGTGGGCCATCAGGAAAGTTCTTCCAGTCACCACCCCACTCAAGGTCAATGTCTAGTTCTTCAGCAGCTTGCTTCATAGCATCAGCGATAGGGTAGAAGCCTTCCCACTCCCATGAGATAGGCCAAGGGGCTAGGTCTACAGCATGACCAGTTAGGTGTCGAGAGTTCATTGTAGTAGACTTACCAGCCTTAAACAAATCTCTCTGACGGTTAATGTTACGGATACCCTCAAGAACAGCGAAGTCCTGCTCAGTGATCTGGATAGCCCTTTTAACGACAGCAACTAGATCAGGGTGGACACCTGACAGTCTTTGTCTACTGCGTGTTCCTAACTGGTATGACATAATAATTACACCTCTTCTAGATAGGGAAACCTTGTGCGGATTTCCTCACGCTTTGCCAACCATTCGGCTTCTGTAAGCTCACCAGCCTGCCACTTGAAGAACAGGGGGTCAGCTTCAGCGGTATAGGCTGACTGGCGTTTGGCTTCCTGTTCGGCTTGTGTGGGCGGGGGTGGGGGAGGTGGGGCAACGTAAACCCATTCAGAGCCATTCCACTGGTGGTCCCCAGAAGGAATCAGCGGCACGTCAACGGTTCCTGCGAGGTATGACGCAAATATCTCCGCACTTGGTGCGGTGTTAGTTTGCCAGTAACCTGTCTTTGGATGAAAGAAACCTTTTTCCATTACCGTAACTCCCTTGGGCTGTTCCATGTTCCTGTGTTTCGATAATAATGATCTACTGGCACAATGATCCAACCGTAGTCAGCGGAGTCGCTGCTGTCTCCATCACTCATAGAGATATTAATGTAGTTGCTTGTGCTTACACCAACATCCCAACTTACTCCGCCACCGATAGACCCATAGGCATAAACTCCTATCGACCTGCCTGTGGTGTTTTGATACCAAACATTTGCGGAGCGAGAAACTGCCTGCCACGTTTGACCGACTCCAATGCCAGCAGGCGCCGCAGGCACCAAAGCCTGAATCGCCGCCTTCACCTTAGCAGGGGACACAAGGGAATCATTAGTGCTCACGCCAGACTGCCAAAAAGACGTTACCTGAACGCCTAAGTACCCTGTGGGTGTCCCTGATGTACTAACAACCTGCGTGTTATCTAGCACCCGCCAAGCATTAGCAGACTGATCGACATAGGCCACGTTGATCCAAGCATCGTCTGCTTCAGACCGCATCTTGAGGATGTTCGCCGC